GCTGATCGACTTGCCGCTGACAGTCACCCTGCCCAACGTCATTGCTGCTGAACTGAAGCGCGATGACAGCCTGAAGCTGACCCGGCGCACCGCACGCTGGGACCTCCAGCTGACCCTGGCCGACAAGTCAGTGACCACCATCATTGCAGGGCATGTCTACGTGACCCTTGCTGTCACCGAGTCAGCAGCCTGATGGACATCGTGACCGGCCCCCTGGACGAGGCAGGGCTGCGTGCCATCGACGTGCACATCCGCACTGGCATGCCAGGACCCCCAGGACCGGAAGGGCCACAGGGCGAGCAGGGAGACGCAGGGCCGCAGGGTCCTCCAGGCAGCGATGGCAGAGTCACCCAGGTGGTGGGTCTGTTCGGTCAGCTGCGCAACCCGGACGACCTGCCTGATGATGGGCACATCCCGGCCGACTGGGACGGGCCAGGGCAACCACCGACTGACCTCCAGGTGCTGCTGGGTCAGTCCCTGGTCTACGTGCGCGATACCCGCGCTTTCCTGTATCTCGGCTATGCGTGGCACGACCTGGGCGCGGTCACTGGCCCTCAGGGGCCTGAGGGTCCGCAGGGTGCCACTGGCCCAGCTGGGCCGCAGGGTGGAGCAGGTCCGCAAGGCCCCTCAGGCGTCGCTGGAGCAGCTGGCGGGCAAGGCCCTGTCGGACCTCCAGGGGCACAGGGTGCACAAGGCCCAGCAGGCGCCGCAGGCCCGCAGGGCGCGCGTGGGCCTCAGGGTGACCGAGGCGACCCTGGCACCAAGGGGGACAAGGGCGACCAGGGCGATGCTGGGCCACAGGGTGTGCCTGGGCCGCCCTCGTTCGCTGATGCGCCCCCAGGCAACACCTATGGGCGTTTCAACGGGTCATGGATCACCGTGCTGCCTGTCACAGGCGGCGCCATGCAAGGTCCGCTGACCGTTGAAGGGCCTGCCCTGTTCCTGGACACCATGCGTGCCCTGGGCCAGCTGTCCCTGGACCAGGACCCGACCCAGCCCAGCCATGCCGCCACCAAGCGGTACGCTGATGCCCAGGTGCCTGACCTCTCGCCCCTCCTGCCCAAGTCAGGCGGCCAGATGACAGGCCCGCTGCTGCTGGCATCAGATCCGTTTGACGACAATCAGGCCGCCACCAAGCGGTATACAGATGCCACTACAGGGCAGTTTCTGCCGCGCAGTGGGGGCAGCATGACAGGCCCGCTGGTGCTGGCTGCTGACCCGACCGTGGACGATCAGGCCGCCACCAAGCGATACGCTGATGCCCTGGCGCCTGACCTCTCGCCCTATCTGCGCCGCGAAGGTGGGCAGATGACGGGCACGCTCATCAGTGCACCAGGGACCGGCGTAACCAACCCTGGCATTGCCATTGGCGACAATTCAACCGGCTTCCTCAAGTCAGGGACGTATCTCGGCATCATCGCCAGCGGGCAGCTGGTGGCCCAGACCAACCCGACCGAATGGCAGATGGCAATACCGATCAATATGTCCATCCGCCAGATTACCAACCTGGGCGAACCGACAGCACAGAACCACGCCACTACCCGCAATTATGTAGATACGCGCCGCGCGGCGACCCAGCTTTACAACGTGCCCTCTGATGTGGACGTGCCACAGGATGGCAGCTGGGTGACAGTGGCTGCACTGCCCTATCCGATCCCGCGCGGCGGCAGTTCGCGCATCATGGTCAGCCTGTCAGCGAACATCGGCCTTACCGGCAGCGGTGGCGGACCATTCGGGCAAGGCATCCTGTTCGCTGCTGCCCGCATCAGGGGCGAGCCTGAACGGCAAATCTTTTGTTACGGCGTCATCGTGGTGGGCACAGGGGAACGTGTTGCCGCTGGCTTCACCGTCAACCTTGTCGCTGATGTCATCGGCTTTAATCCAGTGGTGACCATCGAGGTCGCAACGCGCGACGGTGGCAGTGCTGCTCCAGCCCAACCATGGGCCGTGCTGGGTGGTGACGCATCTGTGTCAGCACGCTCGCAGTACACCGTCACTGACCTGGGACCAGCAACGTGAGGGGGCAGCCATGCCGTGGAATGTAAGCAGGCACTACGAGGTCCCAGCCGATGCTGGCCTCGTGCTGGGCAGCATTGAAAACGGCATGGTGCAGTGGCTGGACATGGGACCCAGCGCACCGCCGGTTAATATCGACGTGCCGCATGTCACGCAGGCTGGCGCCACGATGTCCTGCACCATGGGGAACTGGGACCATGAGCCGACCTCGTATGCCTACAGGTGGCAGAGCGATGGCACCAACATTGGCACCAATTCACCCACCTATGCCGTGCAGCCTGCTGATGTGGGCACCACGTTTACTTGCTTGGTGACAGCCACCAATGCACTGGGCAGCACGCCAGCCCCATTGTCGAATGCAGTTGTCGCCACATGAGCGACCGCGCCACTGCCATCAGTGCTGCATCGTCCGTGCTGCAATCACTGCCTGCCCAGTTCCTTGTCCTGGTGCTGCTCAACAGCGCCTTTCTGGGCGGCATGCTTTGGTTCCTCAACGCTGTAGACACGCGCCGTGTCACCTTTGAGCAGACCCAGAACGAGGCGCGGGAGCGGTTGCTAACGCCACTGCTGACCGCGTGTATACAGCAGGTCCCTGTGTCTGCCCTCCAGCACCTTCAGCAGGCCAAGTGATGCCATACATTGATCCTGACCCGCACAGCTGGCTGGGCCAAGTCGTGGGTGACGGCCACTGCGTGGCCCTGCTCCAGCAGCAGGGGGCCTGTGTGCCCCACACGTCGCAGTGGCGCCCTGGTGCCAAGGTCCTGGGCAATGCTGACCTCCAGCCTGGAACGGCCATAGCGACGTTCACCGAGGGCCGCTACGGCAACCACACTGATGGCCGCAGCCATGCCGCCATCTTCGTGAGCCAGGAGGCCCAGGGCTTCCGGGTGGTGGACCAGTGGCGCCTGCACCCACCTGCCCTGCGCGTGATCCGCGACAAGCAGGGCGTTCCGCCAGCTGCTGATGATGCATCGCAGTACCACGTCATTGAGGCCCAGCCATGAGCACGCAGGATGATGACGAACTGCCACAGGCACGCGCCATGCACGGCTTCACCGAGGAAGGCTTGCTAATGGATGCGATAGTCGCTCAGTGCAACGCGCCGCGCTTCCTGGCTGATGCCCGGCTGTATGCACTGCTGATGCGACATGACCTCTCGTGTATCTACAACGACCAGGCTACGGGATGAGCCTGCGCCCGTACGGGTCATTGCAGGGCACACCGCGCGAGCCGCGCCTGACCATGCCAGCTGTGCAGAAGGCCGATGGCGCAGTGACCTCCACCCTGGGCGGCCTGGGCTGGCCCCAGCCCATGCTGTATGCCGCCCTGGGCGGCTATGCCTCCAATACCGGCGTTCCGGTAACCCCATTCACAGCCCTGCAAGCCGCTGCGGTGTATGGCTGTGTGCGATGCATCAGCCAGGACATAGCCATGCTGCGCCCGTTCGTGCGCAAGGCCCTGGCCGTCAGTGGCTTCAGCATCGAGAAACAGCACCCACTGATGAACCTGTTTCGCGATCCCAACCGCTGGCAAACGCCATTCGAGTTCTGGTCATACCTCGTGACCTCCATCTGCCTGCGCGGCAATGCCTTCTGCGTGGTGGAGCGCGACATGGCAGGCAACCCGATTGAACTGGTGCCCATCGCGCCGGATCGGGTCACCATCATGCTGAGCGAGGACGGCGAACTCTGGTACCGCATCAACAGCAGGCGCCTGGGCTACGGCCTCGTGGTGCCACCTGATGACATGATGCACCTGAAGAACATCAGCGTTGATGGCTACGTGGGCGTGTCGCCCATCGCAGTGGCCCAGGATGTCATCGGCCTTGCCCTGGCCACCCAGCAGCATGGCGGCATCCTGTTCCGCCAGGGCGCCCAGATTGGCGGCGTCATCACTCACCCTGGCACCCTGAGCAAGGAAGCCTCAGAGCGCGTGGCCAACAGCTGGCGCGAGACCCATGCAGGTGTGCAGAACTCACACAAGGTGGCGATCCTCGAAGAAGGGATGAAATTCGACAAAATCGCCATGACCAACGAGGACTCCCAGTTCCTTGAGACCCGGCGCTTTCAGGTGGTGGACATCTGCCGTCTATACGGCGTGCCACCACACCGCCTGGGGGAACTGGACAAGGCCACGCTCAACAATATTGAGCAGCAGAACCAGCAATACGTGGACAGCGCGCTGAAGCCGATTGCCCGCAGCATTGCCGAGCAGTGTGACTCCCATCTGCTGTTCAGCGACGAGCGGGATAGGCTGTCTATACAGTTTGATTTTGACGACATGACACGCGGTGACCTGCTCACCCGCTATCAGGCATATCAGATCGGCACCCTTAACGGCTGGCTGAGCCGCAACGAGGTCCGCGCGAAGGAAAATATGGACCCAGTGGAGGGTGGCGACGAATACCGGGTGCCACTCAACACTGGCGACCCCAACGCAGCGCAAACCATCGGGCAGCAAAAACCACCAGCAGGAGGCGATGATGCTTCTGGTCAGTCCGAGTAGGTTTAAGCAGCTGCACCGCAAGGGCGGCACTCCAGGTGCGATCATGGGCCTGCGCAAGCAAATGATTGCCCCAGCTGACCCAGGCATCGCCGGCAATGACAAGCGCGTGCTGCGGTGGACTATCAGCACAGGCTGTATAGACAGGGAGAGGGATTGCATCTCGGTCAACGGCTGGGACCTCGGCAATTATAAGCAAAACCCCGTGGTGCTGTGGGGGCATGATGGCAGCAGTCTGCCCATCGGTCGCGCGTTTGACATCGGCGTGGAGGGTGATGCCCTGAAGGCGTCGGTGGAGTTCATACCAGCAGACACACCAGAGCGCGGGCAGTTCGCTGAGGCCGTCTATCGCTTGGCGAAGGATGGTTTCCTGGCTGCCACGTCCGTGGGATTTCGCCCCACAAAATGGGCTTTCACGGATGACCCGGAACGCGGCGCGGATGACTGGTTTCCTGGCATCGACTTTGAGCAACAGGAACTGGTGGAATTTTCCGTCGTCACTGTGCCTGCCAACCCTGAGGCATTGATTGATCCTATGGAGGCCAGCGACACGCCTCCTGAGACTGGCGAAGAACTCACCAGCCTGACGGACATGGCAGCACGCGCTGCGATGACAGCAAGGCGCAGGCGTGTGCTTGCCCTGGCTCAAGTGACTGGGGGCTAACACGCCCACCAAGCGGCGGCGCCCGCATCGCGCCATCCAACCAAAGGGAGTGCGTCATGCCAGCTGAAAGGTTGCATGATCTTCGGCGCCGCCGTGCAGAACTGGTGGCGAAAATGCAGGCCATTGTGAAGCAGGAGGACGAATTGCCGGAAGGCGAGTCCCTGCCTGATGAGACTGCATCGCAGTTCGAGGAATTGAAGGTGCAGCTGGCAGAACTGGATGGCCGCATCCAGCGCATTGAGGCCGCCCTGGCCGCAGCTGCTGCCAGCACCAGTGAGGAAGGCGACGAGGGCGACGATGACGATGGCGAACGCGGTGGCCGCAGTCTCAATCGTGGTGGCTTCCGCGCCCGCACGCTGCCAGCCCAGGCACGCAAGCAGGCCAAGAAAGGCCCAGGCTTGCAGGCTGCCCGCTTCTGTTACGGCCTGATCTACGCGCGGTATCACAACCTGCCTTTGGCCAAGGCGGCAGAGTTCATTGAAAACCGCTTCGGTGACGGGGACGTGGCCAAGGCACTGAACTCATCGGTAACCGGCGAGGGTGGTGCCCTCATCCCCCAGGATTTCCTCGCTGACCTCATCGAGCTTCTGCGTGCCAATACAGTTGTGAGGGCATCAGATCCGATGACGGTTGGCATGCCGATGGGCAACCTGACCATTCCGCGTCTGGCAGGTGGTGCATCTGCTGCCTACCAGGGCGAACTGGATGACATCCAGATTTCGCAAGAGCGGTTTGACGATGTGAACTTCGTGGCCAAGAAACTGACCTCGATGGTGCCGGTGTCAAACGACCTCATCCGCCGTGCCCCTATCGGTGTTGAGGAAATCGTGCGCGATGACCTTGTGCAGACCATGGCACGCCGTGAGGACCTTGCGTTCCTGCGCGGTGATGGCACGGCGAAGGACCCCATCGGCTTCAGGACCCTCTGCCTGCCTGCCAATGTCATCCCGGTTGCCGCGATGGCGGACCCGACACAGCCAGGGGAAGCACTGACCGCCATCCTGGCTGCTGCATCCGCAGCCCTGCTGGCACTGCGCAATGGCATGTCCCGCATGATCCGCCCCACCTGGATCATGGCACCCACCACGGCACGCTTCATTGCCACAGCGCGTGACCAGATCGGTGGTTTCTACTTCAAGGACGAACTGGCGGCGGGCATGTTTGAAGGCTACCCGCTGCGGCAGACCCAGCAGATACCGACCAACCTGGGGGCCGGACACGGCAGCGAAATCTATTTCGCAGACTTTGCTGATGTGGTCATTGCTGACACTTACAACGTCATCGTGGATGCCTCGGACGTGGCCTCTTACAACGATGGCACCAGCATGATTTCGGCGTTTCAGCGCGATCAGTCCCTGTTCAGGGTCATTGGCGAGCACGACTTCAACATGAGGCACCTGCAAAGCCTCGTGGTGTTGCAAACCATTGATTGGACCTTCCCAGGCGTGCCTGGGCTGCCTGGGGCGCCATGGTCCACGCAAGCCCTCAACCCAACATGGTCGCAGGCACCTGCGATCAGGCCAGCCACAGCGACTGGTGCGAACCCGCCGCCGACGCTGACCAACCCAGCATAAAGGCCACACAATGTCTGAATCCACGCACGTCCAGGTGCGGTTCACCCGCCGCTGGCGTGAATATACAGCGGGCGAGGTCGCGGTATTTCCTATCGACATTGCCCGTTCACTGTATGCACAGCGCGTTGCCGAGGGCCTCATGGGGTTGAGTGCGCCCCCACGACAGCCTGCTGGCGACGCACCAGCAGCCATGCCTCAGCGTGGCCCTGCCCAGGTTGTGCGTAAGGCATAGCCATGTATGCCGCCCTGCGGGTGGTCACGCCGCCCGCATCCGAGCCTGTCACGGTCGATCAGGCCAAGCGCCATTGTCGTATAGACAATGATAATGACGATGACTTGGTGACCCTCTACATCACCACGGCACGCCTGATGGTGGAGAATTGGCTTAACCGGGCCTGCTTCACCCAGCAGCTGCAATGGAATGTGACCTGGGCACCACCACCAACAGCCACACCGTTGGTGCCGCAAAGCCTGATCGTGTTTCCACTCAACTGGCCCCCACTGGTCAAACGCCCGATTGAACTGCCACGCGCACCAACCGTGTCGGTTGAAAAAATCATGTGGGGGCCGATTGAGGACATGCAGCTGGCTGACCCTGAGGACTACGCCCTGAACCTGGGCGTTGAGCCTGCCTATGTGGCAGTCAAGCCGCAGCTGCTGCCACAGATACCGCAGCAGTCGATGCAAATTTTCTACACGTCCGGTTATGATGCCAGCGACGCCACCAAGGTGCCTGCGCCGATCCTGCACGGCATCCTGATGACAGTGGCGTATCTCTACGAGCAGCGCGGCGATGTGGCAGCAGACCTCTCGCCAGCCGTGCGCAACATGCTGACGCCATACAGGTTGTGGACCTTCGCGGGATGACATATCGCGAGCACCTGAAATCAGAGCGGTATCTGGCTATCCGCCGCGAGGCTTTGCGCCGCGACCGCTATAGGTGCCGTATAAACAATTGCATCGGCACTCAGGACAACCCGCTAGAGGTCCATCATCGCGAATATCCCAGGTTTTGGGCAGATGACTGCGCCGACAACCTGACCACGGTGTGTGCAAAACACCATCGCAAAATAACCCTCATGCTGGCTGAGGAACGGAATGCCCGATAACCCGTCCGGTCAGCTGACGGCTGAGCATGGTATCGGCACGCTGCGCTGGCTGGTGACCCTGTATAGACGCGACCAGGACCCTGCTGCTGACCTGGGCCTACAGGAAACGCTGGTGCCGCTGGGCACTGTGCATGCCGACATCCAGCCCAGCTATGAGTCAACCTTCATCCAGAGCACGCAGATCGACGGGCCGATCACCCACATGGTCACCATTCGCTGGCAACGCTACCCAGTGAATGCGGACGTGGTGGTGCGCACCACCCAGGCCCCTGATGGCACCTTGTGGGCAGAGCTATTCCGCGTCCGTCGCAGCAAGGAGATAGGCGGGCGCAAGCGGTTCATTCAGATGTCCTGCGAACTGGAGCACTCCAGGCAGGTCACTGATGAAACCGACGCCACCAACAATGCCAACCTGACTGAGCCATACGATGGCGCAGCAGCTGCACCACCAGGAGGCTGACCATGTGCTTCGGAATGGACTGGCTGTTTCACTTCCTCATCATGCTGGTCGTGGTGTGCATCGTCGTCGGCGTGCTGATGGTGCTGGTGCCCTACATCCTGTCACTGGCAGGTCTCGGTGTTGGCGAGCCTGTGATGCGAATCATCCGGCTTATCGCCATCGGCATCGCGCTCATTTTTCTGATCTATCTGCTGTGGAGCGCCTGGGACTGCTTCGCACCAGCTGGTGGGTCACTGCTGCACCGATGAGCGACCTCAAGCTGAAAGTCAGCAGCTGGGGCGCGGTGACCTTGGACAAGCGCGAGGTCAAAAACCTGATGCGCAGTGCTGCCAACGACATCAAGAACAAGACGGCGCGCATCATCAATGCCAGCAGCGGCGGTGGCAGGCTGTACCGGGGCGGTGGCGGGTCCCAGTATCGCGGGGCCTATGTGGCAGGGGCCTATCGGGCATCGGCCCCAGGCGAGCCGCCAGTGAGGGTATCAGGCACGCTGCGCAATAGCCTCAAGTCATACGTCTACCCATCAGGTGAGGGCTTCGCCGTCCGCGAGCGCGCGTTTTATGCCCTGTTCCTGGAGGTCGGGGCCAAGGGTGGTGGCAACCCTGGCAGGGGCCGCCCTGGTCGCCGCAAGCGTGCTACAGGGGTGTATACAGCCAGAGCGCTGGAGCCGCGCCCGTCGCTGGATGTGGTGATGGCCCAGCAGAGCACTGACCTGGAGCGCCGGATCGGCACGGCCCTGACCAAGGGCCTGACCTGGAAACAGACCAAATGACGGCATGGTGGAAGTCCTACAGCCGCAAGGACTTCATTGCGCATCTATACAAGCTGCAACGTGGCAGGTGCGCCTGTTGTCGCAGGCGCTTCGGCAAAATCGGCATGGAGCTAGATCACATCATCCCGCGCGCCAGTGGCGGCACTGACGACCCGAGAAATATGCAGCTGTTATGCTCCCCTTGTAATCGTGACCTGTTCTACCGAGCACGGGGCTTCCTCTTGTGATCCTGGACGCCTTCATCACCCAGCTGCGTGCCAATGCTCCAGCCTTCAATGGGCGCGTGGCGGGTGCCGCCGAGTTCGTGGCAGGGCTGAAGAATTACAATACCAGCCTGCCCCTGCCTGCGGCCTACGTGGTGCCACTGGGCCAGGAGGCCGATGCCAACCTGATGTTCGCTGGCATGCTCCAGCAGACCGTGCATCGCATCATCGGTGTGATCGTGGAACTGGATGCCCAGCGCGACCGGCGCGGCCAGGACCCAGCCATGAGCCTGGATGACATCCAGACCCAGGTGTTCGCCTCAGTGCTGAACCTTGTGATTGATCCATGCCGTCAAAATCGCGGCGCTGCGTTCTCTGGTGCACGCGAGTTAGACCTGGACCGTGCGCGTCTGTTCTATCAATTCGAGTTCAGCATTGATTGGATGATTACCGACCTGGATGGCGTGCAGCCCTCGGATCAGGGCATCGACCTGAAGGCCATTGAACTCGACATATTCAAGGCACCTGTAACGGCCGGTGATGAGCCAGCAGCCGTGGCCCTCATCATTACCGGCGACCCACCCATACCGCCAGCAACCGATGGGCCTTGGCCCGCAGAGGGGGACACATGACCAAGCAAGTGTTCGTCAAGCCTGCCGAGGGACGCGCGGTGCGTGATCCTGTGACCTATCGGCTGCTCAAGGATGAGGGCGAGACCAAGCCGCTTGACCAGTACTGGCAGCGGCGCATCAGGGACGCGGACGTGGAGGTCAGCGACCCGCCTGCACCTGAAGAACCACCTGCGGCGGAGGCATAAGCCATGGCCATCAATTTTACCTATTACGACACCAATAACCGCGTCCCTGGCGTGTATGTGGAAATGGACCCGTCGCAGGCCAACACGGGTGCCCAGCTGCAAACCACGCTGCTGATGGGGCAGAAAACCGCAGCAGGCTCTGGCGTGGCCAATGTGCCTGTGATCGTGCAGAGCAAGGCCCAGGTGCAGCAGCTGTGCGGTGCAGGCTCCATGCTAAATAACATGGCCAGCCGCTACATGGACCGAGACCCATTCGGCACCCTGTATATACTGCCGTTGGTTGACGATCCTGCCGCTGTTGCTGCGACTGGCAAAATCCTGGTCGCAGGCCCTGCCACAGCACCAGGGACAATCAATTGCTACCTGGGCGGCATCAGGGTGCGCTCTGC